CTCAAAACCTGTGGATTCTATGTTTGATGCCAAGTGATGATAGGTGCGTGCCGCTGAAAATGCCAACAAGTGACCACCTGGTTTGAGCACTCTGAAACATTGTTGCCATGTCTCCACGGCACCTGTGTTTGAGTCCCAGTCTTTGCCTAAAAATTCTATTCCGTAGGGTGGATCAGTCACAATCGCATCAAAGTGACCATCCTCATACTGTCGGAGTGTGTCCATGTTATTGCCTTGATGTATTTGATACTGTGCCATCATGATTATTTAAGGCACACAGCGGAAACTTCTGGGAAGAATGACAACCTACTGTGTGCCGTCCGTTAGGAATAGCAGTGGTGTAATCAATGGCATTAGATAAGAGGACCACTGCAAAAATATTTAGCGATTATTTGTGATCTCTCAGAGAGACTGAACCAGTTCAGTCTAAAGTGACTGTCGTCACTTTCTTTTTTTCTTATTTGCGACGCGATGTTTCTGCAATACGACGACTATGTGCTACGGATAGCACACAGTTGTCGCACACGATTCAATTAGATTTTTAACTGGACGGATGTATTGAAACCAGCAACTCTGATGTGTTAGGAACACATTGAGCAAACCCGCGACCCTTAATAATATGTGCTATTGAACCACACATATCCAAGCAGAGGCATTAGTCGTCATATTTCACTCTGCGTTTTTGCCACTTGAGGTTGGCGTCCCTGCCTTTGTTGCCTAATTGCTTTCTTTTTGAGCCTGCGTTCTTGCCTTTGCTTTTTCTTGAGTGCCTTCCATTGTGGGCCTGATAATGCCATAAAATCTTTGATGTGATTCTTGCGACTCCACTCTTTAACCATTTTTTCGTGGTCTCGCAGTCTGTGTAGTTGTGCGTAATTTTCGTTTGCCTGTTTTTGTGTAATTTTTGTTGCCATGATCACAAGTATATAGCAATTCTAACAAAAAGTCAATGGATAACGGGTTTTTTTGGGAGATAAGGGCCAAAACTTAGGAGTTTTTTGACAGTCCAATCTATATTTGGCCCTTACAAGTAAAAAAGAGCAACAAATGCCAGCGAGCGTTGTTGCAATATTACTTATCTCGTTCAATTAAGGTCCGACGGACCAATTGGTTGATTAGGTTCAAGAGGTTTCAACACAAATCCCAAAACATAACGGCAATGTTTGGTTTGGCATTTGACACGCCATTCTATGTTTTTGTGAAACACATCAAAAGTGTGTCCAACATCCGCAATTTGTTTTTGGATAAGCAAATGGTAATTTTTACATCTTGGACAGGATTCAATTTGATTCACATCCTCGATGGTGATTATAGGTCGTTTTGCCATCACATCACTTTGATGAAAATGCCGATCAACATGGTCACAATCAAGCCTGTGAGTGCGAGTATGTAGAATTGATATCCTTGTATGTGGTGGAGATGATTGTTCATGATCTTGTCAAGAGTGCGTTCAATTTTGCTGATTCTTTTTTCTAAATCTGTCAATTTCATTATGTGCTTATGGTAGCGCCAAGCGATACCACCTTCCAATTTGATCCGTCATATATTGCTACGCATTTGGATCCTGAATTACCATCAGAACAATAAGCCACATCGCCTTCTGCTTGGTCGCTTCTTGCGTTGAGTTGTGCTGTTGTCTGTGGTGATAGGTTTAATATTTCTTCCAATGCCACTTTGCCTGTTGTAGGGTCCAGTGTAAGATTGGTTGCTGATGATGAATTAATTTCGTCTGGGAGATAAGTTGCCAAAATTTTGCTTGAAGCATTCAATGGCACAACACCAGATGCCTGTCCTCTGCCATCTATCACTAAAATTAATTCGTCCAATGCCGCTTTTAAATCGGGTCGACTAGCGGCAGGTGAATCTGTGCCTGCATCTAAATTTGTTGTTACGATGTTTGAACTATTTGCCCAAGCCATATTGTTCTCCTTTGTTGTTTTTATTTATAATTTTGGTCATCATACACAGTTGTTCCTGTTTCTGTTTGTTGGCCCTTGTAACGAGCTCTATGACGCTGTAACACACCATTTAACTGAAGTTCGTGCTTAAGGATGCAATGTAATCTGTGCCGTCATAGAACACAGTCATCACATCAATTGCATTGGCGGTTGTTGACAATGTTTTTGTGCCTCCCGCAAATTTCATTGTGCTTGAAAGAGTGTGGGGCCCTCCTGAAGAAGGTTGTTTCAAAATAATAGTCATGCTGTCACCGTTGGCAACACTGCCTAATGTGTTTATAGTTATAGCACCACTCAATGTGATCACTGCCACGTTGCCATCTGCCACATCTGGTGTAATGGTGCCTGAAGTTGATAGTCCAGTGTTTATGTGTTCACCGTAACCTCTGATAACTGGATTACTGATTGCTTGATTGTTGGCATCAACAGGATTTGTCAATGGATCTGCCAAAGAAACGGTTACACCACCTGGTGATTCTTCATTGACAGATATGTTGTTGCCTGCGTTGATGTCTGTGACACCACCACTACCACCTGATATTGTGGCAAAACTCAGATTACCACCACCGTCTGTCACAATGGCTTGTCCGTTTGTGCCATCGGCATCAGGCATATTGTAAGCATCGTGTAATCTAACTTTGCCGCTTGTGCCTGGTTCTAAAAAAATGTTGGTGCTTGAATTGGATACAATTTTGTTGCCCTGTGTGTTCAAATCACCACCTAAATCTGGTTGTGTGTCTGAAGAAATATCCAAGGTAGTAAATACCAAAGAATTACCACTAACAGTCAAAATTTGATTGGTAGTGCCGATCGCTACAGGCAAAGCATAACCAGTTCCTGTAATCTCGCCTATTTGATATCCTGTGCCTCGCCATATAATCGGACCATTAGATGTTTGTAGATATCCTCCACCATTGGAAAATAAAATCATGCTGTTGGCATTGTTGTCGTTTTTGATGCTCCCAGCACCAGTTGAACTGGTTTGAAATTCTAACACAGGAGATCCTGTGCCTGATCCTGCTTGAACATCAAGATGAATTTCAGCGGCGTGCAATTTTATAGGGTTAGTAGAATGACTTTCTACCACCACTTGACTTGTGGTTGATTTCAATTTGAAAGTGTCAACATCCAAATCAGATGTTAATGGATTTGTCACTGTGCCACTGGCACCTTCATTCACAAATTCTAACACACCCGATGTTGAATTATATTTTAAAATTTTGTTGTTGGCAATAGCACTGGTGTCAATAAAATCCACAATGTCGTTCACTGCTGTGGACATTGTCTCCAGTTCTGCTCTGCTGGTTGCTATGCTGTCGTCTGCATTGTCAAATGCTGTTGTTGCCGGTTTGTTTGTTGGCCACGCCATTATGTGCTCTCCGTTATGTTGCCGAATTCATCGCTTTCTAATTTTGTCATATATTCTATAATAATGTCTGCTGTGACATCCATTCTTGTTCTTTTGCCATACGCATCTGCGTCAAATATATTTAACACAGGATCTGTGCCGCTCTTGTCCACGTAACACACAGGTGTCTGCGTGCCTGTCAATCCTGTTGAGTGTATCTGCACAAGCACCTTAACAGCCTTGCCAATATTAGTAATACTGACTGTGCGTTGTCCCACACTGCCAGATAATGTGCTGGTATCTTTGTTGCTGAATCCATCCGATTTTAAATCTGTGAAAGAAGCACTTTGTATTGTCACATCAATGCTTTGAAATATTGGATAATGCAAACTACCTGAATCTTGATCTTGAAATGCTGTGATTTGGAAATATCTTCCGTCCAACAAAGGCACATTTGAATTGTTTGGATATATTGTAGTTGTTGTTGGAGAAACAATCGAACCACTGCTTAAAGTGTTGCCATATGATATCTGTGTGGTGACAGGATTAGCCGCTTGGTATTGAACCATCACTGCTGTTGCGTTTGAATCACCTGCATCAAACACTTGAGTTGTAAATTGTAATGGAGATGACACATCTGGTGTGCCGTCCCAATTGGTAAAACCATCCCAAGTAGAATAAGACGCCCAAGTTTCACTACTTTTGGGTCTGTATATACCTGCCTGTGTATCAAAATAACCGTTTCCTGCCATAACTTACCCGCTTAAATTTGCACCGCCGCCTGCGTTTGGAACATTAGTTACAGTGTCTTTTAAAAAATTAATGTATCCTTCAATAGAACTATCTTCTTTGGTTTGACCTCTTAATCTATATCGATGACTGGTGAATCCTCTGGTGTTAAAATCAACATTGCCTCCAATTGAATATGTTCTGTCTGAATCTTGTTTGTAATAGGTAATACTGTATTCAAAACCGGCATTCAATGGCATCTGAATTAGAACAGGCAATGCTGTGTTTCCGCTGGTAATACCAAAAGTCCATGGTATCCTTTTTTCTAAAATTAGTGCCGCGTTTTTGTAAATTCTAAATTGCATATGTGTAACGCCAGATTCTAAAGGTCGATGAAATTGTAATTCGTATCGACTACAACTTGCGCCTAATCCAATCCATCCTAATGAATTCCAATAAGATACAGGAGAAGCACTACTGGGACCACTGCCTAATTGATCTGAATTTCTAATATTTTGTATACATGGCGATGTTTTGTATGTTTCTGGAAATTGATTGAACCACCAAGTCGCACCATCGCTAATTGGAGGAAACCAAGCAGACAATGTGTGTGGATCAGTTGGATCACCTGGTGGTGGATCACCTGGATCTCCAGGGTCTTGTCCAAATGCTCTTGGTGGATCATATATTGGTCTTTGAAACGGTTTGCCAAAGTAATCTTTAGGCAAATAGAGTGGTGGTGGTAATTCATATTGTGCGCCAACAATGTGTGGATACACAGTGGCATCATGTTCTACTGCTTCTATTTTCACAGTCATATCTACATTCATTGTGATGTTGTTCACTCTGAAAGTTTGATTGTTGAGATCTAATATTTCGTCAGTAACTCTTATTATGTCACCAGGTTCAATGTTCATTAATTCTTGTGTTGCTTCAAACGAAATCGTTCTTTGTGCTCTTGATTTTTTGTAAATCATTCTTGCCATTTCTTTGGCAATCAAAGGATTTGCTATAGATTCAAATGTAAATTCTCCTGTTAAATCTTCATTGTCATCCAACAATTTGTCACCTGCTTCGTTAAAAAATACCTGCTGTGATGAAAATTCTAAATCTGGGTCAGTGTAATTTACCAACACCTGATTAAATTTGGTTGCTTTTTGTTCGCCTCCCAAAGTGATTGGACCCACCAACACATCTTCTGTCACATCATAAGCAACACTGATGGTTGCTGATGTGATGTCGGTAGCATTACCACCGTCTTCAACTTTTATTTTGTATCGACCTTGCACATATGGCAAGATACTTCTGGCACCTGTTAATATCTGTCTTACACAATCTATAATTTTTGCTTCAGGATTGACAACACTGTTGAATCGCATAATTTTTCCTGAATATTCTGTGTTAAAACTTACTGACTGATTGAATTTGTCTGCCGCTATTTTGAACGAATCAGCATCCATTTCTGTTCTGTCAAACCCTGCTCCATATCTTGTATTCATCATGTAGTCTAATAGACAGTTGGCAGGATTGTCACTCCATGTCTTTGTAAGATTAGCATACACATCAGGCACATTAGCGCCACCTGTGTGTGTGGTTACATTGTAAACTTTTTTGCCAAACACATCAAATGTTAGGTTAGGTAATCCTCCTCCAAATGGATTGCTTTCTTGTTCTGCTTGGGTGCTTACCTTCCATTCATATCTTACTGCCGCATACACGATGCCTGGCAATTTTCTATTTGCTGTTTTCCATGTGGGAGTTTCGTTCATCAAACTACTTTGTGATTGTGATTCTGTGCCATAAAACAATTGAAATTTTAATCTGCCTGAGTATGTGCCTTGCGATGAATTGTAAACTGTGCCTGCTGTGTAAACATCATTAGCACCCACTTTAGGATATATTTCGTTGTCGTCAATTTTAATTCTGTTGATGCCTTCTATTTCTCCTTCACAGATAGCATACACCACATACAAATATTTGTTGTCTGTGCCGTTTGTTTCAGCAAATATAGGCGTTGAACCAACTCTTCTAAAACCATACACAATTGGTATGCCGTTGTTGGTTCCTGGTTTTGTAACTTTGACTCCAGATGCCAATGCTTCTGGATTAAGGTCTGGAGTATCCAGTGCTCCAAATGGCGATACAACAAAACTAAAGATGTCACCCACAAATGAAGTGATACTCTTAATGGCTTTCTTAATGCCTTTAAAAAATTTTTTTATACCTTTAAACGGATTACCCATCTATTCCTTTCACAAAAAAGTTGCCACACGCATTCATACCTTTTGATTTAAAATACACACTTGCTCTATCGATGTGATCTTGATCTGCTTCGCAATTTTCATCAAATAAGAAAACACTTGCCATCACATACACACATTTATTTTGTTCAAACCAATCTACAATAGCATTCCAAAGTTGGTCAGCATTGCGTTTATTTCTGTGTTCTGGATGCACAAAAAACATTCCTATATCACCAAATCTATTTTGATTCCAAGGTATTTCGTTCAGTGTGCCTATTGTGTAACCTATCATTTTGTTGTTGTCAAACATCACAAATATATTGTTTGTGTCGCTGATTAGTGTTTCTCTAATTTTTTGTAGATACACAGACCAATCACCTGTGTTGTTCTGTGGTAATTTTGCTTCTTCATGTTGTGCCACACACAATTTTTTAAATTCAGTAAAATCGTCTGCTGTTAATTGTCTTATCATTATTTCAGTCCCCATTTTAATTCTGATAATGTTTCATGTGAATATTCCATACCAAAGTCGCTTGGATGTTCTCTTTGGAAATTTTGTAAATTGCTTCTGCGTCCATTTTTTTTGTTAAAATTAACAAATTGTGAACTGACTTGATATTGTATGTCTGCTGTGGTTTGATTGTTGGTAACAGAATATCCTGCCACTTTGCCTTTGAACAACAATACTAACGCATCATCTCCACTGTCACCCAACAAAAATCTTGTGTTTGGATCTAAAAATGCTCTGTATATTCTAACGCCTGCGTTGATTTGACTGCTCACAGCATAAGTTCTAACCAATGAAACATCCAATGCTGATATGGCAATGTTTACATTTGATATATTCAAATCACCTGATTCTTGTGATTCTGTAAAACTTAAAAATTCTCCTTGGGCAAGATAAGTGTTGCCACTAAAAAATATATCAAATGCATTGTCTGTAAAATAATTTGTGCTCACTGTGCCAGCACTGTCTATCACATCAATCTCTAACAGGATTGCTGTTAATAAACTGTCACCAGCGAGATAGGTGTTGAGTGTGTCTGTAAATTGTCGAGTCATTAGATGGCCTCCTGCACATCCATTCGATAATTTACTGTGCCATCTGTGTTGTATTGATATTCAACAGCATCGTTTGCCATTATCATTTTGAAAGGCACATTATCAAATGTCACTGTGTCTGATATTGCTACCGCTTTTATCAGTGATGGTTGAAAATTAATTTGAACATCACCTGCTGAATCTGGTGTGACATCTCCTGTTACCATATACACTTTGCTGTGATTAGAAAATTTTATCACATCACCTGCTTTTAAAATTGTGCCTGATGTCCAACCTGTAAGTGCCACATCAACAGCAGTTGATCCTACATCACTGGCATCTTTTGCTGTCATTGTGCTAACTGCCGCGGTTGCTTTTTTACTGCTGATGCCGGGTAATTCAATTGTAAAGTCATTCAGTCTGCCTCTTGCTTGTGATTGAAATGCTTGTATTTCTCTGAATTGATCCTGTGTGTAGAACGGAAATTCTAGTGTTGCTCTCCACAGCATTGTGGCTGTGCCTTTCCTTATGGTTCTACCTGAATTGGATTGTGTGAATGCTATGTTGTTCAAACCTTGAAAATTCATTGATTTGAATCCTATGAGATTAGGATTGATTAACGTAGATCCTGATCCATTAAATGCTCCGATGCTTGCCATTATGTGGTAACTCCTTGTCTTCCTTGTCTGTTAAATGCTTGGTTAATAATGCCAACTATTGTGCTTCTTCTTTCAACCAACAATTCATCAAATCCTGTGGCATCCACAGTTTCAATGTTGAAGTTCACAGTCATTGCATTGCCCATTTGGTTGTTTGGTATGATTGTGCCTGCAGTGCCGGGCCTAAATATCTCGGGGCCCGATTCTCCAACCAGGTAACTTTGGTCTCTACGCACATCACCACCTTTTTCTCTTGGCCCTGTGTATGATGTTGATCTGATTTGTTGAACTTGAGCATAACCTTTTGCCGCCACCAATGCCGCCGCCGCTAAATTTAACGGGAATGGTAACACTTTGAGTGCGTTGGCAATACCTTGTGCTGTGGACACAATCGCTTCAGCAATCGCCGCCGCTTTGGCAATCTTGAATGCTTTTTCACTGTATTGTCCCAACACATTGACAAGTTCTAAACCAATTGATTTGGCAAGTTGAACTCTTTGCTCACCTGACAGTGCTTCAATGTCATTGGTTTTCGCTTGACCCGTTTTAATTAAATCAATAACATCATCAACTTCTTTTTTTCTTGCCGCAATGGCATCTCTTGCTCTGTTGTCTTGAATTTTTTTAACAGCAATGCTGTATTCTCTTTCGCTTAAGATGCCTTCATCTTTTAATCTTTTTAATTGTTTTAATTTTTCTTGTTCTGCTTCGACTTCTGGAAATCTTTCTGCCAACACACCACCTACATCTTTTGCTATGCCTGGCAATGCTTTTTTAGCCGCCGCCAATTGTTTTTCAGATTCTATTTCTTTTAGTTTAAGTAAAATTCTTTCTCTTGTTTCTGCATTGATGCCTTTAAGAACACCGTGTTCTGCTTCATACAATCTACGCAATGCTTCAGTAGGTTGTTTTGCCGCTTCTAATTTTACAATTTCTTTATCTAAACCGTCAATGTATTTTGTTGTTTGTGCTTGTAATTGTTCTTTGATTGCTAAAAGAGCTCTGTCGGCTCTTGATAAATTTTTTGTCGCACCCGCCGTTGCTTCCATTCCTGCATGAACGGCACCCATAGCGATGGTATTTTCTTTCGTGGCCTTTGTAACTTCATCAAAACCACCTA